GGCGATGCGTGGGTCTCCGGCAATGCGTTGGTCTCCGGCAATGCGTCGGTCTCCGGCGATGCGTGGGTCTCCGGCGATGCAGACTACGCCGTTGTTACAGGCTTTGGTCACTGCTTCCGCGCGACCACATTTTTCCGCTGCAAGGATAAAATGCTCCGCGTACAGTGCGGTTGCTTTTATGGTGATTTAGCGCAGTTCCGTGAGATCGTCAAGAAAACTCACGGCGACAGCAAATACGCCAAAGAGTACCTTGCGATTGCCGACTTGATGGAGCTGCATTTTTCTGATGAGGAAAAAAATCAGGAGGCCGACAAATGACTAGCTTCTGGGGGCATCAAGATAACCCCTTCCCGCCTGCCGAACCACGCCGCCCCCGCTGCCCTGTCTGCAGCGAAGAATGCGAAACTATCTACTTTATCCCCGCAAAATTAGGAACGGAAATCATCGGCTGTGATATGTGCTATAACCCCGGCTACTTCCCCGGTGAGGATGTCCAAGAGGACGACCCCTGGGAAGATTGCCGCTGTATGGAGGACTACTAAAATGACCATTGACGACATCAGCGCCCTGAAACAGGCGCACGCACTTTTGAAGGGCCGGCATCTTGCCGAGTTTATCCCAAACGGGAAGGGCATCAGCGCTTGCTATTTCAAAGCAGTGCAGGCTGCCCGCCGCATCTATTCCGAGAACATCGGCGCATTTGTACCGCTTTTCGCAAAACATGAATACGGCCTGAACAGCACCTATTTTCTGGCAGACGGCATTCCGGTCTACTACTATGACCTCAAAACCCGCAAGCCGGACACGTCCCTGCCGCCCACCAGCTGCTACCGCATACACCTGACGACAGAGGACAAGGAAGGAGAAGCAATCTGATGTTTAACGAAAAAAAGTCGGAGTATTCGCTTAAATCCCGTCAAGAGGTCCCCGTTATCCAGAGCGCAAAATACATTGCAAGCCGCGACAAAGCATTAAAGGCCATCAACGATAGACCGTACCTAAAAGAGTCTGATTTCTGGATTTTAATGAACGAGACCAAAACCGGCAAAATGATGTACACCGGCTTGATTATCAGCCACAACGCCTGCTTGAAGATTAACGATAACATGCCGGAAAAGGATAAGTTTAACCCGGATTGTGTGTCTGTCGACAAATCTGGCTACGGAAATTCTCTTGTTTTTACCTATGCAAATAAGGCACAATGCTTATATGAGGTCGGCGAAGCATCTACGCAGAACTGTAAAAATGCTTACCCCTACGCAATGGCCTATAAGCGTTTGTTTGACCGTGTTGTTTTAAAAATCTGCAAACTTGCGTTTGACGGCATCTATTCCGACAGCGAAGCCGACGAATTTAAGGAACGTTATGAAGATGAGCCGGGGCAGCCACCCGCCCCGCAGCAGGAAAAGCCAACCCCCGCCGCCGCCCGCCTTGCCGCCCGCGCCGAGTGCCAGCGTGCCGTCAAATCCTACTGCCAGAAGAACAACGCCGATGAAAATGATGCGTGGAAACTCATTGCAGAAACCATCGGCAAGTCCTCTAAGGACTTCACAGCAGAGGACTGGAAGCAGGGCCAGCAGATTGCAGAGGCGTGGAAATGAAGCAGCAAATTGCCATCAAGACCGCAGTTGTTATCGGCAACACAATTACGCTGGAATGTTCCCCCACAGACTGCGACAAAGCCCGCGCCGTCATTGACGAGGGCAAGCCCCTTGCCGCCGTCATCGGCACGGCTACGCAAAAGCGCAGCCTCTCGGCCAACGCTTACGCATGGGCGCTCATGAACCAGCTTGCCGCCAAAATCAACCGCCCTGTACTGGACATCTACCGTGATTTGATACGCGACATCGGCGGTAGCTCTGCCCTTGTCACCCTCCGCGCAGATGCTGCAAAGGCATTCAAAAACGGCTGGGAGAGCAAGGGCGAGGGCTGGCAGGTCCATAAGCTCGATGAAATGACCACCCCGCAGGGAACTTTCTACAACCTGCAATGCTGGTACGGCTCTTCCCAGTTCGACAGTTCCCAGATGCACCGCCTCATTGAACTGATCGTGCAGGAATGTCAGCAGCAGGGCATCCCCACAATGACCCCGGAGGAAATTGCAAAACTGAAAGGACTGACGGACGATGCGGAAACCAACGCGCAATGAATACGGCGTTCAGCTTGACCGAAACGGTTACGCGCCATCTATTATGCCGATTGATGGGTTTAAATGCTACAAATGCCAGGAATGGAAACCGACTGAGCGCCATGAAATCTTTTTTGGTAGTGGTAGCAAATACAATGGCAGCCGCGATAAAAGCAAGCAATACGGGCTTTGGGTTCCTCTGTGTGCAGATTGCCATAGAAACGCGCCTGACGCTGTACATAACTGCGCTGCAACGCGGCTGCGGCTTGAACAAGATGGCCAACGCCATGCAATGGCCTACTACCACTGGACGGTGTCTGACTTCCGCCGCCGCTTTTACAAGAACTATCTCGATATTACGGAGGACTAACTTATGTTGAATGTTGTTGCTATTATTGGCCGTATGGTCAAAGACCCGGAACTCAAAACCACGAACAGCGGCAAGTCCGTCTGTTCGTTCCGCATCGCCAACGATTCCGGTTATAAAGATGCCAGCGGCCAGAGCCAGACAAATTGGCTCGATGTCACTGCTTGGGGCAAAACCGCAGAGTTTGTCTGCAAGTATTTCCCCAAAGGCTCCCTCATTGCCATTGATGGCCGCTTGCAGACGCGCCAGTATCAGGACAAGAACGGTCAGAACCGCACAGCCGTTGAAATCGTGGCCCAGAACGTGAGTTTCTGCGGCAGTAAGGAAAGTACCAGCCCTGCCACGCAGAACGCCGCACAGCGTCCCGCAGCCCCCTCACAGCGCACGCAGGGCATGCCAGACGTTTCCTATTCTTCCGGCCAGTCTGACGACTATGCCCTCATTGAGGATGAGGGAGATTTGCCGTTCTAGGAGGTGCGCGTCATGAAAGAAAGAACGAATGAAAGAAAGCAGCCGAGCCAGCTTGACCAGATTTTAACCGTGCTGGAATCCGGCGGCACATTGACCGCACTGGATGCACTCGAGGACTTCGGATGCAGCCGCCTTGCCTCCCGCATCACAGACCTAAAGCGCCGGGGCGTCCCGGTAGCCTCCCGTATGGTACAGCGCCGCAACCGCTACGGCAGACTGTGCCGCGTCGCTGAATATTACATAGAGTGTTGAAAAATGGCTAACGATGGTTACATAAAGCTGTACCGCCGCATGATGAAGTGGGGCTGGTATACCGATACACCCACAAAATGCGTGTTTCTGCACTTGCTGTTTCTGGCTTGCTATGAGCCGTGCTACTACAAAGGCGTCCAACTAGAACCAGGTCAGGCCGTTTCCTCTATCCGTCAAATTTCAACAGATACTGGCATAAGTGTTCAATCTGTCCGCACTGCCATAAACCATCTAAAATCAACACAAGAAATAACACAGTGCGAACATGGTAAATTTAGCGTATTTACGGTAAATAATTACAGTGACTACCAATGCGCCAACACAGAAACTAACAAACAGGTAACACAGAACCAACACAGTGCTAACACAGACCCTTATATAAAGAAGAATAAAGAAGTTAAGAATACCCCCTATAATCCCCCACAGGGGGACGAGGGTATGCCCGTTTCAAAGCGGTTTGTTCCCCCTACGCCTGAAGAAGTCGCCGCCTATTGTCAGGAGCGCCATAACGGCATTGACGGAAGCGAATTCTGCGACTTCTACACAAGCAAGGGTTGGAAGGTAGGCAAGAACCAAATGAAAGACTGGAAAGCCGCAGTGCGCACATGGGAGCGCAGCCGCCAGCAGACGGCCACGACGGAAAGGAAGTGGATCGATTGAACCCGACACCGGAACAATGCGTTATCGGCGCAATGGTCTACGCGCCGGACAGCATCCTCTACTGCATCGACCATCTAAGCGAAAGCGATTTTGCGGACGGTGCCTGCGCCGCCACATTCGCCGAGATCAAATCCATGTACACCACACGCGGGTACTTCGCACAGGATGACTATGTGCTCATGAAGAACCGCGAGACCGCCGCAGTATGTGCCGCATCGCTTCCCTCTATCAGTGGTTACCGCAAATTCGTTGCCGCTGTCAAGGATGCCTCCCAGCGCCGCAGAGCCGCCCGAATTGGCCTTCAAATTGCAGATGCCGGAAAGAGTGTCGATGACATGCGCGGCCTGTCTGCGGCCCTCTCTGACGTCCTCACAGAGGGCAGCGTCGATAACCGCTGCATGACCGTTGCAGAGGTCGCAGGCAAGTGGCTCATGGAGCAGAACGACAAGACAGACCACAGCATCAAGACCGGTCTCGGCGCGCTGGATAGGCGCTGCTCTATCCGCCCCGGACAGATGGTCGTTGTCGGCGGCAGGCCCAGTGCAGGCAAGACCGCGCTCGGTTTGCAGATGGCGTTGCAATTTGCCAAAGACGGCAAAAAGGTCTGCTTCTTCTCCTATGAGACAGACCAGGTCGGTTTGTTTGATAAGCTCATTTCCTGCTTTGCCCTTATCCCGATGGAGGAGATCGTCTTTAAGCGCCGTGCCCCGCAGGATGAAGAATACGCCAAGGCGTGCGCAACTATCAGCAGCCTGCCGCTATGGCTCATCAATGCAGGCGGCCAAAATGTCGCATGGGTATCGGCTACCGCAGCCGCCAAACAGGCAGATGTCATCATCGTGGACTATCTGCAACTGATTCCCGGCAGGGGCAACAGCAGGTATGAGGTGGTCACAAACATTTCAATGCAGCTGCACACCCTCGCCCAGACAACAGGCCGCCTTGTCGTGGCGCTCGCCCAGATAAACCGCGGCGGCGTGGACGCACCGAAGGTGCAGGACCTCAAAGAATCCGGCCAGATAGAGCAGGACGCAGATGCGATCATCCTTTTGGGCAAAGGCGAAACTGAATACTATTTCTCCCTTGCCAAGAACAAGCGCGGCATTACAGGCGATTTGCACATCGCCTTTGACGGAAACTACCAACGATTTATGGAGATGACGGACTATGACTGATAAAGATTTTCTGTTCAAGATTGCGTTTGCCGAGCTGGCCTATGCAACCAACCTGCGCAGCGCCGCTAAAGAGAAACTTGAAAAGGCCGCTGTTATTATGGGCAACGCGCAAAAGCACCTGCAAGAGGCCCTGCACACCGATGAAGTATGAAATCATCACCTATTCCCGCTCTACCGGCGACATCACCCACTCCAAGCGCCTGTATTCCACACGTTGGAATGCCGAAGCCGCCCTGCGCACCGCAGGTTACACCCAAAATCAAAACCTGCCGGATATATGGTACAGCGAGAAGTACTACGCGAAAGTAAAGGAGATAGCACCGTGATCCAAAAATACATTATCTCCCTGCCCCCTATTACCAAAAAGAACTCCCAGCAAATCCTTACCAACCACCGCACCGGCAAGCCGTTTATCGCCCCCAGTAGGCAGTACAAGAAGTACGAACAGGCCGCTATGTGGTATCTCACCCCAAAGCCGAAAGCCCCGCTGTCGGGGCGCTACCGCGTCGCCACGGTATTCTATATGCCGACCCGCCGCAAAGTAGACCTCACGAACTTAATGGAGGCTGCCCATGACACCCTTGTCGCCGCCAAAATCCTTGCAGACGACAACAACACCATTATCGCCAGCGTGGACGGTTCCCGCGTGATGTACGACAAAGAGAACCCCCGCACCGAAATCTTTATTGAAGAATTGGAAGTGTAACCCATGAAAGCCAGACTTCATCCCACCCCTGCCATGCAGAAGGCCATAGACGCCTATGCAGAAGCTAAAATTCAGGGCATCCAGAGCCGTGCGCAGGAAGCTGTCATGAAGGAGCGGAACGACATTGCCACCCGCGCCACCTATCTGTGTCTGCTGGCGTGCTATCAGGTCGGTCTTTCTCCCCGCCCCCTGAAACGGATTCAGGATGCAATGACAGGCCCCGTTGCTGATAAATACAACGAGTACCGCAATGACCAGCTTGCCGACCTCTGGGCGCAGGTAACGTTGCAAAGCATCGGCATTGAAGCACCCAAAACAAAGGAGCCGCTATGACCACAACAAAATTCTGCAAGACCTGCGGGAAAATCATGTGGGATGTACAGCCTACAAAGCGCTATTGCGATTCCTGCATCCGCAAGCGCAATATCAAAAGCGCGCAGGCATCCTATCAGCGCCGCAGAGATGCAGGTGTTTTGAAAAAAGGCAAGAAACCCGCTGCGCATCCCTGCCTGAAGAAAACCATAAAACCAATTGAGCAATGTGTCCGCGAAGCCGACGCCATGGGCCTGACCTATGGGCAGTATGTAGCCCGCGGACTGGATAAGGAGTGAGACTATGGACGCAGTTGAATTTTTCCAGACGGTAAACAGGATATGCAAAAATAAAGATTGCAATGAATGCCCTGTTTATAAAAATAACACGTGCTGCATGATTGGGTTCGATGACGATTCAGTTAAAAGCATTGAAGAAACGATTTCAAAAGTCGAGCAATGGGCGAAAGACCACCCAGTCAAGACCCGCCAGAGCGAGTTTCTGAGGATGTTCCCAAAGGCGGAAATGAAGGACGATTACCTCTGGATGTGCCCTAAATACATTAACTATGATTACAACCCGGAAGAAAATTGCCACGAAATCAGTTGCAGCGATTGCAAACGCAAATTCTGGCTCACGGAGGTGACCGACAATGACTAACATTACAACCCTGCGCCCCGGCGAACACTTTATGTTCAAGAATTTTGAGTGGGTCTGCCTTGACCCGAATCACTCTGACGGTGGCGTGCTGGCTATTATGGCGAAGCCGTGGGCAGAAGATGTAAAGTTCTGCCCAAGCGATAAATTCGCTGATGAAAAAGGAAACTGGAATAACTACCGCACCAGTAATGTGCGTGGGATTCTATCTGGTATGGAGAGCGCTGTTTTTGATGGAGAAAGTCTGCTGGCACATACCGTAGACCTTGTTGCAGACAACGGCGACCGCGCCTATGGTGCTGCGGAAGACCCTGTTTTCATCCTGACCTGTGACGAGTACCGCAAGTACCGTGAGTTCATCCCGCACTACGATAGCTTGATTTGGACTGCAACGCCGTGGTGGTGCGGAGACAGGGACACGGGCAACACTTCCCTCGTTCGCGTCGTGCGCACTACGGGGCAGTTGAGCTACTACAGTGCGTATTGTAGTGTTTCCGTCGTCCCGGCTTGTATTATCAATCACGCATCCCTCAATCTGCACCAGAGCATGGCATTTGTAGAGGAGGTATCAGAATGAACACAACAATAGGCTGCCCGATTCCGGGCGCAAGCCAGCCGAAAGAACCGGTGCGGTTGATTGACATTAAAGAAATCTTACAATATGACGGTGCACATTTTACATGGTCTGGCGGCAAGAATTTACTTTCTGAACAGAAAGCCGCCTATGCGCGTGGTTACGACGCCGGGATGAAATTCATCGTAGACGAAGCCAAGAAAGCACCTATCATCGACCCGGAATCCCTGCGGCCTACGGCACATTGGATAAAACGAGAATATGTTTGCGGAGAAAACGAATACGAGTGTTCCGCTTGTCACCAAACAGAATGGAGAACAAGCGCAAGCCGTATGAAGTATTGTATGTTTTGCGGCGCAAGGATGGTGAACACAGATGAGTGAATGGATAAGCGTTAAAGACAGACTGCCTGACCCGTATGAAAAGGTTCTTGTTCGTTTAGACCATTGGGCTGGTGTGGACACTTATTTGGCATTTTACGACACGGAACGTGGTTGGTGTGATTACGGTGGCTATTTCGATGATGGAACAAATAATGACGGAGAACCTCTCACCTACGAAACTGCTGGGGTAAACGTCACTCATTGGATGTCATTACCAAAATTGCCGGAAGAGGAAGGATACTATGTGTAATTGGATAAGCGTTAAAGACAGACTACCGGATAGAGGAGGAGATTATCTTGTTTATTTTATCCCAGATATTTTTTGGGAAAGACCACATCCATCACTCAATGGATATGTAGATATAAAGCAATTTGATATTCTTCGTAAAGAATTTTACGATAGCCAATGCTGGGACTATTTGGGAGAATCAATCACCCACTGGATGCCGCTCCCTGAACCCCCGGAGGTGACACCATGACCATTATTCTTGTTATCGCCGCCGTCTGTGTTTACGACCTTTGCGGCCTGCTCGCCGTCCTGTACATCAACCACACAGACAGAATGGACACCGTAGACGGCGCAGACAACGTTATTGTCCTTATTTTCTGGCCGCTGCTGGTCGTAACGCGCATCGGCATTGCATGTTATAGAATCATAAGGAGGCTTCTAAAATGACTTCTACCACCAGAGGTGACCCCCCCATGACAAAACAGCAACTAGTTGATGAATACGCCCGCAAACATCTTTGCGCGACGTGCGAGTGGAAGAATGGCGATATTTGCACGCTGCCGCGCTGCATGAAACTGGAAGAGAGGAGATACAATGACCAGCGAAGAATTCAACCAAAAGAAAATGTGGCTATGGAGATACCAACGCAGCAGGAATCATGAACGGCAGCTGCGCCAGCAGATACAGAGCGAACGTGAACGGGCAACAGCTACCACGAAAGCTCTATCCCCGGTTGTGGTATCTGCTGGAGGGAAAAACAAAATCGAGGATGCCGTTTGCAGAATCATGGAGCGTCAGGAAGCTCTATACAAGCAGATTATCGATACCGAGATGCAAAGGGAAGAAATCGAAACCGCAATAAACTCTGTTCAAGACCAAATGCAGCGGGATGTTCTGCGGGAGCGGTATATTGTCGGCACACCGTATTGGTGGAAAATTGCGATAAATCTAAATATTTCCGAGAGATGGGCAAAGAAATTACACCGCGCTGCAATTGAAAATCTGTGCACTCCAGTTCACTTTTAACCTGCTATTATAGATATGCTGGATGATGTAGGAACGGGGCAGCCTACGGTATAGCGAAAACCTCCTTTCTTTACCATTTTCATTTCAATTCTCCTGTTTTCATAGCTGGCAGCCGGGAAAGACCGGCATTTTATATGCTGCATAGCCAGCCGCAAACTTGGCCTGACAAGTCAATACGGCAAGGGCGCTGCGTTCCGAAGCAACGGCGTGGCAAAGGTGCAAGACCTATGTGCAGTACCAGAGGTCGGGTAGCGCCCGAACGATGTGAGCGTGTATGGCATACCTCACCCAGAATAAAAATGCCTGCTGAAAACGATGCAAGTCGATAATCTAAGCGGGAAGCCTACCATGCTGGATTAACTCAACTGGTAGAGTATCTGTTTTGTAATCAGACGGTTCGGGGTTCAAGTCCTCGATTCAGCACCAACGCCGATGATGCTGGTAAATAGGCTAGTGCAAGCGCATTCCGTTCCCAGCTAGGCAACCCCCGCGAGCCTACTAACAGTGCGCAACCTGCGGGGTTTTATATGCCCTTGTAGCTCAATGGCAAGAGCCTTGGTGTGCCGGTTCAAGTCCGGCTGAGGGCGAAGGCTGGGTCGCTCCCACCGGTAAAAGCCCGGCGCAGGCAAAACGCGATAGATAACCTGAACGCTGTAAGCAAAGCGGTAAGCCGATTAGGAGCGCGGCGCGATGGCAGACCGCAACGGGACTTCGAGAGCCTGAAAAAATCTGCCCGGCATCTGCTTGTGCGGACTCCGGTACTGCCGCAGTTACGCATCGCCGAAACCCATTACATCAAAGCAGAGACCGCGAATCCGCACGCGGGGATAAATGCAGCGGATGAAAAAAGCAGGCGTACCATCACGTGCGAAGCACTGGATGCCGCCTGTAGCGTTGCGGAGTTGCTACCCGCAACGGGTGAGGTCGGCACAGCATACACCGACAGGGCGGGAACGCGCTTTTCCTCCGGCGCAAAGGGGTTTTGGGGGATATAAGCCTACACAAATTGTGTGGGCTTTTTGTGTTGTAAAGCGAGGTGATAAAGTGGCATCAAGAAAAAATCCGGTGGGCGCACCACCTAAATACAGAAGCGTAAAGGCAATGCAAGAAAAGATTGATGCCTACTTTGAAGCCTGCAAAGGAAAACCGTTCGTAGATGAAAACGGGGAACCGATGCGAAATAAAAACGGCTATATCATCTATGACGATAAAAAGCCGCCTACTGTAACAGGATTGGCGGTTGCGCTTGGTTTTGCATCAAGGCAGGCGCTTTTGAATTACCAAAACAAACCAGAGTTCAATGACACGATTACGCGTGCAAAGACCCGTTGTGAACAGTACGCCGAAGAAAGACTGTATGACAAAGACGGCTCCGGCGGCGCACAGTTCAGCTTGCGGGCAAATTTCGGATGGCAAGATAAGCCGGAACAACAGCAGGATAGCGAGGTGCGAATCGTAGATGACTTGTAAGCTATCCGGGATTGTTTCCCCTTGTTTCGCCGAAGTCCACCGCGAAATCAAGGCAGGCAATGTAAAAGAGCTTGTCGCCAAGGGCGGGCGCGGCAGTACAAAATCCAGCTATATCAGCATAGAGCTGATTTTGCAGCTGCTAAAGCATCCGCAATGCCATGCAGCAGTGTTCCGCAAAGTCGGCAACACGCTGCGGACGAGCGTTTATGCGCAAATCGTCTGGGCTATCAATGAGCTTGGTCTGCACGACCATTTTCGTTGCACGGTCTCCCCGATGGAATGCACCTATTTGCCTACTGGGCAAAAGGTGCTTTTTTTCGGTATGGATGACCCAGGCAAGGTCAAATCGGTGAAGATGCCGTTTGGCTATATCGGGATTGCTTGGTTTGAGGAGCTAGACCAATTTGACGGCGCAGAGCAGATACGAAATGTTGAGCAGTCGTGCTTGCGTGGCGGTAACTGGTCAATTACATTCAAGAGTTTCAACCCGCCTGCAATGGCCCGCAACTGGGCGAACGGCTACGCTTTGCAGCCCCGCAAGGGAAAGCTAGTACATCATTCCACCTACAAAACAACGCCCGCAGAATGGCTCGGAGAGCGGTTTCTGGCCGATGCTGAATATTTGCAGCGCACAAACGAAACAGCCTACCGACACGAGTATCTGGGCGAGGTTGTCGGCAGCGGCACGGCGGTATTCGAGAATCTGCGCATTGAGAAAATCACCGATGAACAGATTGCCAGCTTTGACCGCATCAAGCGCGGCGTTGACTGGGGCTGGTATCCCGACCCGTGGGCATACAATGCAATGCACTATGACGCAGCGCGACGCACGCTGTACATCTTCGATGAGATGACACGGCGTAGGACCAGCAACAGGGACACTGCGCAACTGCTTTTGGATAAAGGGCTGACACGTGAGGATAAAGTCTGCGCGGATAGCGCCGAGCCAAAGTCCATCGCCGATTACAACAAGTACGGTGTGAAGACATTCCCAGCCAGAAAAGGGCCAAAGTCTGTTGTATACGGTACAAAGTGGCTGCAGATGCTTGATGCTATTGTAATAGACCCCGTGCGATGCCCGGACACGGCAAAAGAGTTCAGCGAGTATGAATACGAGCGGGACGGCAAGACGGGGGAAGTACTGGAAGGCTACCCGGATTTGAACAACCATCACATTGACGCAGTGCGGTACGCGATGGAAAGCACAGCGAACAAGGCGGGAGACACCGCCGAAACCAGATACAAGAGCATTTTCGTGTAAAGGCGGTGAGAAGACGTGAAAACATACCAAGATTTTGTAGCGGTTGGCGAAGACGAAAAGGCCCGCATGAGTTTCATACTTGGCACAATCAATGAGTATAAGGCCGACCATAGCACACGCCTTGCAGCGAACGCAAACAAGTATTACCACGGAGAAAACCCTACAATCAACAAATACGAGAAAATCATTTACGACATGCAGGGCAAGGCGCACCGTGACATGTACACGGCAAATCACAAGATTGCAAGCAAGTTCTTTGGCTTGGCCGTAGACCAAGAAGTTTCGTATTTGCTGGGCAACGGCGTTTCATTTCAGAAGCCGGAGACAGAAAAGGCGCTGGGTGCGACGTTTGATGAAGATATTATGGACGCTGCCCGCCATGCTTTGATTGACGGGCAGTCCTTCGTGTTCTGGAATCTCGACCATGTGCAGGTGTTTGCAGCAGAGGAATTTGTTCCTCTGTACGACGAGGAAGACGGCTCCATTAAAGCCGGAATCCGTTTCTGGCAGGTGGCAGACAATAAGCCGCTGCGCGCCACGCTGTACGAGCTTGACGGCTACACAGAGTATCTAAAGCCCAAAAGCGATGATATGGCGATTCTCAAGCCGAAACGCGCCTACAAGTTGAAGCTGCGCACCAGCGAGGCAGACGGCACAGAAATTTATGACGGTGAGAACTATCCCGGATTTCCTATTATCCCGCTGAAAAACGGCGAGCAGGCCCACAGCGAGCTACAGGGAAGACAGAATACCATTGACGCGCTCGACCTTGCTAGCTCCAACATGGTAAACAACGTTGACGAAGGCAACCTGATTTTCTGGGTGTTGACCAACTGCGGAGGCATGGACGAGCAGGACGATACAAAGTTCATCGAGCGTCTTAAAACGACCCATGTCGCCCACGCTGACGGTGACGAGGGCGCAAAGGCCACGCCACAGAGCATCGAAGCTCCGTTCCAAGGCACGCAGGCGACTATTGATATGCTCACAAAGAAGCTATACGAGGACTTCCAGGCGTTTGATTCTGCGGCTGTTAGCGCTGGGAACCAAACTGCAACGGCTATCAAGGCCAGTTATGTGCCACTCGACCTGAAAACGGACAAATTTGAAAGTTGCGTGACGCGCTGCATTAAGGGCATTTTGGCGGTTGCAGGTCTTGATGACGATCCGACATACACGCGCAATCAAATTATCAACAAGCAGGAAGAGGCGCAGACGGTCTTGCTCGGAGCGGAATATTACGACGACGAGTACATCACGCGCAAGCTATTGACCATTCTCGGCGACGCAGACCAGTTTGAGGATTTAATGCGCCGAAAAGCGGCTGAAACGTTAGACCGCACGACTGGAAATGAATGAAAAGAGATTGAAAGGAGAAAATCGAAATGGGAGGAAGAGGATCAGGAAGTAGCCGCGGCGGCTGGAGCAAGGTTAGTGGGACAGCCCGCCAAAACCAGCTTATTAGCAACCTAACCAGAATTGTGAAACGCGACTACAACACAGAACCCACGTTTACAAAACAAAAAGATGGCGGCATTGGATACGAATATACAAAAATTCAAAAATTCCAAGACGTTGGCGGTGGTAAATTTATCGACCCCAGAAAGAACGGCATGATAGAAAAAACCACAATAGAAACAGGAATTATTATGCCTGACGGATTGATAAAAAAGAATAAGCCGCAGATAACGAAAAAAATTATTAAGCAGCGTAGGTAGCCTGTATGCTGAATTTTGAAAACCTCGAAAAAGCCAACTTTTTAGGCGTTGGCAAATACGATACGCCGATTATCCAGCCGGAACACATTGATGTGCGGCATCTGGAATGGATTCCGTTCAACTTTGCTAAAACCTGTACGGACTGCGCAACAAAAGGCGTTCACTTCTTCGTGGATGATTATCAATTCCAAAGGGTGTGGAATCAGCCGGACAAGTACATTCCGTTGCTTCAAAAATTTGGCGCTGTGTGTGCGCCTGATTTCTCAATGTATACAGATATGCCGCTTGCTATGCAGATATACAATCACTATCGCAAGCACTGGCTGGCGGCATACTGGCAGCAATGCGGGATTCACGTTGTGCCAACCCTGTGTTGGAGCAATAAACAAAGCTACGAGTGGTGTTTTGACGGCGAGCCACAACATTCGATTGTGGCGATTTCTAGCGTGGGAACGCAGAAAAGCAAGCAGAATCAAGCGCTGTTTGAAAAAGGCGTTCGGGCGGCATTGGCAAGGCTTGAACCCAGTGAGATTTTGTGGTATGGCAAATGCCCTGAAGAATTTGACTGGAACGTTACTAGGATTCAGCCATATTATAAGCGAGTAAGAAGGAGATGCGAGAATGGGCGGTAGAGGTTCTGGAAGCGGCAGGGGCGGCAGTGGAACACCGCGCGGCGTTGTTGCGTTTGATATTGATATGGATGGGGCACGCGCTGGGTATGTTGTCAAAAACGGCAAAGTTTATAGCGAAAATGGTGATTCTATCAATTTATCAGCATCACAAATCATGGGAAACGCGCAAAATCTGGGATATGGCGTAAAAACATATAATAAAAAGCAATATGAAAAAAAACAAGAAGCTTATAGAGCTGATAGAAAAGCAACAAGCAACTTCTTAAATACAATGGATGCGCAGATGGGTGGAAACAAACGGGCTCAGAGAAAGGCAACAGCAAGTCGACGTGGAAGTAGACGTAAATGAAACCTGATTACGCACACAAAGAAACGGATAAGCAGCTTGCTTTGCTGGAGCAGCGCATTTCCAAGATATACGAGCAAGCGGCGGGTGAACTTGCCGAAACCGTAAAAACGTATTTTGAACAGTTTGACAAGCGCGATGCGGCTATGCTTGAAAAGCTGGAAAAAAGTGAAATCACCGAGCAGCAGTACAAGCAATGGCGGCTTGCGCAGATAGGGCGTGGGGAGCGTTTTAAGGCGCTGCGGGATAAAGTGGCAACCAGATACACCGATGCCAATGCAACGGCTGTGGCATACGTCAATGACGCTACGCCGGGCATTTACAGCTTGAACCGCAATTACGAAGCTTACAAAATCGAGCAGGTTTCCGACAAAGCGGACTTTACGCTGTGGGATGAGCAGACAGTGAAACGTCTGATTGTGGAACAGCCTGACTTGATGCCGTACTACCCGCCAAAGCGGGCATTGCAGCGCGGCATTGATTTGAAATACGGCAAGCAGCAGATTACAGCCAGCGTCACAAGCTCCATCCTGCAAGGAAAAGGCATTGGCAAGATTGCGGATGACTTACAAAGCCGTATGCATGATATGAGCCGCGCAAGCGCTATCAGAACGGCGCGGACAGCCATTACAGCAGCGCAGAACGCGGGACGGCTAGACACTTACCGCGCAGCGCAGGACATGGGCATAAAGCTGAAAAAGCAATGGATGGCAACGCTGGACAACCGCACACGCCACGCCCATGCAGTGCTAGACGGCCAGACAGTAGACGTTGACAAGCCGTTTAAGGTTGACGGTTACGAGATTATGTATCCTGGAGACAGTTCCGCACCTGGCTATCTTGTGTATAACTGCCGCTGCACGCAGATTGCAGAGGTTGACGGCGAGGATACAAGCAGCGGAGGCAGACGCGCCAGAGACCCCGAAACGGGGGAATCTGTGCTTGTGGAAGATATGACCTATGCAGAGTGGGCAGGCTGGAAAAAAGAAACTACTATCAATGGTAAAGACTTGCGAATTCAAAATGCGCTTAGAACGCAGGCTGCATCCGTTGCTGATGGAATTGCGCTTGCAGAAAGTAAAGGCGTTAAGTATGCGCGTTTTGACAAAATGAACCTTGAACAGGTAAATAACATTCTTAATGCGGTCGATACCTTGCCGCAGGATTGCCGCCCTGCAATGATTGCAAATGGCAAAGACATTTCTACTGCAACCGGCAGACCGTTAGGCAGAAAAGCAGATCAATGGTGGGGCGTCACATACGATTATAGGCAATTTGGTATTCGTACAATGCAACTTGGGTACGACAGAACCGATTACGATGGGGGTATTCTTGTTGGCTTGAATACACAAAAATTCAAAAGCATCGATGAGATAACAAAAGCAAAAGAGAAAAACAACGAAAAGTATCGTGCAAAAACGGGAAATGACTGGTCGTTTAACACTGACGGCAGAGCTACCGCGTATCACGAATTTGGACATTGTGTTGTTGATGTTCGCGGATTGCCTGATAATTGGGAATCAATATCCAGTGCATGGGCAGAAGAAAGCAAATGCGACATTTTGAAAACGCCTGATGAAGCATTTGCAGAAGCGTGGGCAGCGTATCATCTTGGCGATGAAAGATTGCCGCAAAACATTGCAGAAATCATTCAAAAAATTGCGGAGGGCGAATAAATGGAGTTTATTCCGATTTGCTTAGAATGTAATAATTTTAAGCAGTATGATAAGTGCCAATATTATGAGCCGATTCCGCAAAAAATAAAAAACCGTGAAGTTAAATGCCCGCATTTTTCCAACGGAGATTACGAATTATTTATAGATGCACCGAACAATGAGAATCCCACTTGAAAAGTAGGAGGTAAGAGTCATGAATCCATTAAAAAGATTTTTAGGTGATACATCAAGCGAACATTTTAGAGCTTATGACACTTCCTATGAAGCCGAAAAGCACGTAAGCATCTTTGGGGTCGAAGATGTAACCATTACAGAAGATGACATCAAAAATCTTCGAGAGGGCAAAACGCTTGTGTGCGAGATTATGAATGAATACAGCATTATGATGCGCTTAGAAAACGATGAAAATCACACTTGAAGACTACAGCGATGAGGTATTAGAAGCGCTGGAATCCGCTTGTCAGCGGGCGCTGGAAAAATGCGGGCTTGTCGGTGAGGGGTATGCTAAAAAGCTATGCCCTGTTGATACAGGCAACCTACGCAACAGCATTACTCATACAGTAGCAGACAACGGCGAACGGGCTGCCTACGTGGGCACAAATAGCGAATACGGCGTATACGTTGAGTGCGGCACGGGCATTTACTATCCGGGCGGCAGACAAACGCCGTGGGTGTATCAAGACGAAAAAGGCGATTGGCATTTGACGCACGGCCAACGCGCAAAACCGTACATCAAGCCCGCAGTGGCAGACCATTCCGCGCAGTATAACAGAATTATCGAACAAGAGTTGAAAGGCAAATAAGCCTTCCGGCTCTTTTTATTAGCATCTACCGCATTTACGGCAGGTGCTATTTTCATACGCAAAAACGGCGAAGCATTGCCGTTTTGAATAAAACGCGAATGTCGAAGAACTGACACCGAAGAAAAGGAGCGAAAACATTGGCTATTACTCGCAAGCTGCTGAAAGGTATGGGGCTGACCGAAGAGCAGCAGGACACTATTATTGAAGCCCACACTGACACCGTAAACGGTTTGAAAGCGGACGTTGACCGCTATAAAGCCGATGCGGAAAAGCTTCCCGGCGTTCAAAAGGAACTGGACGACCTGAAAGGAAAGGGCGATGACGGTTACAAGGAAAAGTATGAATCCGAGCACAAGGCTTTTGAGGATTACAAAAAGACCGTTGATGCCGAAAAGACGACAGCTGCCAAAGAAAAGGCAGTGGAAGCCGTGCTGAAGAAAATCGGCGTATCCGAAAAGCGCTTGCAGAGCGTGGCGAAGCTGGCAAAGGCTGACGGCCTGCTTGATGCGCTGGAGCTGAACGATGACGGAGCTGTGAAAGAGGCTGACAAGCTGGAAAAGAACTTGAAGGACAGTTACAGCGAGTACATCACCACCACCAGCACAAAGGGAGCCGACACGCCCACCCCGCCCGCCAACAGCGGCGGCGCAAATCTCACAATGGCCGACATCTACAAAAAAGATGAAAAAGGGCGCTATGTCATGGATTATGAAGCACGCCTGAAGGCAATCGAAGAAAATCTGAACAACCAGAACACATGAAAGGAGCCTTAAAATGGCAGCAACTAAAGTTGAAACCCTGACCACCCCCCGCGACAGTTTGCCCAATGTCTACACTGGCGTGACTGCTCGCGAGCTGGATTTTGTGACCCGCTTTGCCGACAACTGGGAGGCACTGCGGGAAATCTACGGCATCATGCGGCCCATCCGCAAGCAGGCGGGCACCTCGCTGGTTTCTTACACCGCTAGCGTTGCGCTGGAGAGCGGCACTGTGCCCGCCGGTGCTGTAATCCCCTATAGCAAAACCACTATCACCCCGGCCACAAAGGAAGACATCACCCTGCAAAAGTACGCAAAAGCCGTGCCCATCGAGGATGTGGACAAGTATGGCGCGACTATTGCCGTACAGAAGTCCGACGATGCTTTCCTCACCAAGCTGCAAAACGTGGTGATGAGCAAATTCTACACCTTCTTGAACACCGGCAACCTGACCGGCGAAGCTGCCTCCTGGCAGGCCGCTCTGGCGAAGGCACAGGGCGAGGTGCTGAACAAGTTTGCCACCATTCAGAAGGATGTGACCGAAGTAGTCGGCTTTGCGAACATCCTGGATGCTTACGACTATCTGGGCAGTGCGCAGGTGACCGTGCAGAACGCTTTCGGCCTGACCTACATCAAGAACTTTATGGGCTATAGCACCCTGTTCCTGCTGCCCGCAACTCAGATTGCCCGCAACAAGGTCATTGCAACCCCCGTTGAAAACATTGACCTGTACTATGTTGACCCCTCTAGCGAGTTTTCGAGCCTGGGCCTGACTTACACCGTGAGCGGCGAAACTCCCCTGATCGGCTTCCACGCTCAGGGAAACTATGGCACTGCTGTTGGTGAGAGCTTTGCGGTTATGGGCATGGCGCTGTGGGCCGAGTACCTGGACGGCATTGCGGTTATCACTGTCAATCCTGCTGCGGCTAAGGCCGCTGTAAACACCAAGGGCTGATAAAAGGGGGCAGCGTAATGCTTGAAGAATTGATGCGAGAGTGCCGGAACTGGTTTAAGGTTCCGGATGGCGCGTACAGCGGCACATTTACCATCAAGGACGGCAGCATTACGCTGCCTTTTTTAGTTGAAGGGCAATATTTCCGCATTATCGGGAGCGTGTTCAACGATGGCGTGTACCAGTACGGTGCTGGCAGTTTGACCGATGAAACGTTTGACGGTGCTGTGTGGGCGCTGGCTGTGCCCGCTGCCTTTATTTCTCTGGTTGAGGATGTGGAAGCATGGCGCAACAAGTATGAGAACGCCGCAAACAGCCCGTTTCAAAGCGAGAGTTTTGCAGGGTATAGTTACACCAAATCGAGCGCAAACGGCAATTCTGGCGGCTCTGTGACGGGCTGGCAGGGCGTGTTTGCTTCTCGGCTGAACAAATGGAGAAAGCTATGAGCCTTTTAGATGATTTTTCGCATAGCTGCATCATCATGGACAAGCTGACAAAGCCTGACGGAGAAGGCGGCTATGCTACCGAGTGGAGAGAGGGCGCCGAGTTTGCGAATTACGTTGCACTGGACAGCAGCCTTGAAGCACGGCAGGCCGAAGCGCAGGGCGTGACCAGCGTATATACAGGCATTGTGCGGAAAGATGTGCCCATCGAGTACGGCAGCGTGTACAAGGACGTGACGACCGGGTCATATTTCCGGGTCACGAGCCGCCCGGAAGAAAAGCAAGCCCCGGCAAGCGCTTCCACTATGCTGAACGGCCTAAAAAGTTTTACGGCTGAACGATTGCGGGAGGGATTGCCTACATGACAAAAGGCGCTGCATTACAGCAGTTTTTCGGGCAATTTATGACCGCATACCCCAGCAACGCCGTGCCGAAAGACGCGGTGCTCCCATACCTGACATATGATGCCGTGTTTGACGCATGGGGCGGCGGGGCGGTATCGCTGACGGTCAACATGTGGTTCCATACCACGAGCGAAGCAGTGCCCAATGCAAAGGCGCTTGAGCTTTCTGACGCGCTGGGCATTGGCGGCGTGACGCTGCCGGTAGATGGCGGCTTGATTTGGTTAAAACGCGGCTCCCCGTTCTGCCAATCGTTGGCAGATGACACAGACAAAAACCTAAAACGGCGGTACATCAACGTGACCGCCGAATTTTTATGCCTAAATTGAGGTGAAAGCATGAAATTTACTCGTATTCCTGAATCTGCGTTTAAGGAACTGGTCTTGAACGCGGGTTATCTTGCAACTACGTTTGACCCGGCTGCCGGTACTGCGCCGGAAGAAAGTGCGCTGCTGGGCGCCACGACTGGCGGCATCAACTTTACGGCTGTGCCAAGCTTTACCGACTTCGGCGAGGACATCGACAACTGCCCCAAGAACATGAAAGAGCTGAAGCAGATTGAATCTTGGGAAGTCAAGTGTAGCGGCACTTATGTTTCGGCATCGGCAGAGAATGCCAAGAGCATGCTTGGCGCTGCGGATGTTACGACTACTTCCAAGGTGTCCAAAATCACGCCGCGTAACGACCTGAAAGACAGCGACTTTACCGATTTGTGGCTGCTGTGCGATTATTCCGACAAGCACGGCACTACGAATGGCGGTTTCTGTGCCATTCACATGCTGAATACGCTGTCCACCGGCGGTTTTAGCTTGCAGACGGGCGACAAGGAAAAAGGCCAGATGAGCTTTGAATACACAGCGCACTACTCCATTACCGCGCAGGACACTGTGCCGTGCGAGGTGTATATCAAAGCCGGAGAGGATGAAGCATAATGCGGATTTTTTCTGAACTTAGCACTGACGAAGCGCTGGAAGTCGTTTTGCAAATCGCGCAGCCCATCACAAACCTGATCGATGATGAAGCGCTTGTGAAAGAGATGCAGAAAGCTATGCCGAAGGGCGAAACAACCCGCATTGCAATGCAGCGTTTCGGCCTTGCGAAAATCGTTAAGCTGCTGAACATTGCGTTGAAACAGCACCGCGAGGATGTGTACGCAATCCTTGCCCCGTTCAACGGTATGACGGTGGAAGAAATCGGCGAACAGAATTTCCTTATCACCTGCAAGCAAGTTTACGACCTGTTGAACGATAAGGGTTTTGTTGATTTTTTCAAATCGTATCTCGGTGGCGGGCAGAACAAGTAATCCCTGTACTGCTGAAAATGCCGAAACTGAGCGCAAAGGCGCTTGTGTCGGCGCTGCCTTACGCTTTAAAAGCTGATTTTGAAGAACAAATGTACAAGGTGTACATGACAGACAGTGCGTGGAGCCTTGTGGTAGCTGTGACAGGCGTAACGGACAGGCCAGCGAGATATATTGACATTATCCACCCGCCCAAAGTAGATACGCGGACACCGGAACAGGTGCAGGCGGATTTCAAAGACTTTGCGGCGCGGCATGGATTAAAAGAAGCAGAGAAAAAAGCCGCCCAAACAGAGGGCGGCTAAACTTAGAAACAATTTTTGATAATGGCTTTATAGATTGGCTCGTCAACTTCCAACAGGAAGCGCTTGCCGCTGTAACGCCATTGCGGGTCATCTATAAGCTGTATAACAACCTGATAAACGCCTTTTTGCTTGGCAGTCATTGCACCGGCAACCATGCCAGCACCACCAAACAAAGCACCGCCGACCATGCCGCGCATAACGCCGGAAGCCATAGATGTTTTGTGAGTTTCATCTACCACAGAGTAACCGGCAACAGTACGGCTGTTTAGTTCAAGTGCTGATAGACCACCAACGTCCATAGAGACTTTGCCAAATGAAACAGACACCTTTTTGCCCATAAAATCACCGGCGATTACTGCATTTTTTGCTTTTGTCATAAAAAACACCTCCTATTGCTTAGAATACAGCAGATAAAGCAGAAATTCAAGAAGGGAGTGATAGATTGGACGTTTTTAACTTATATGCAAAATTAAGTCTGAACACAGACGACTATGAAAAAGGTGTTGAGAAGGCAAAAGGCGGCGCATCATCTTTGATGGACGTGTTCAGCGGTACGCTGCTTGGCAATGTCGTTTCAGACGGTTTGCGGACCGTAGCCAATGGGATTACGGAAATCGGGAAAACCGCTGCGAACATGGCCGTGTCGATTGGCAAGGCATCGCTGGACAGCTATGCGGACTATGAGCAGCTTGTAGGCGGCGTAGAAACGCTGTACAAAGATAGTGCGGGAATCATAGAGAGCTACGCAAAAGACGCATACAAGAATGTAGGTCTTTCAGCAAATGATTACATGGAAACATCCACATCGTTTGCGGCTGCTCTGGTTTCAAGTTTGGGCGGTGACACAGGAAAAGCCGCTGAAATGGCAAATACTGCAATTTCGGATATGTCCGATAACGCGAACAAGATGGGCACCAATATGCAGTCCATACAGGATGCATATAACGGATTTGCGAAGCAAAACTATACTATGCTCGACAATCTTAAGATCGGGTACGGCGGCACGCAAGCTGAAATGAAGCGGCTTATCAAAGAAGCTGCTGCCATGACGGACACGCAGAAAGAGCTTGGTGTTACGGTCGATTCAAACAGTATGTCCTATGCGAACATTGTACAAGCGATTCATGTCGTGCAGGCCAACATGGGCATTATGGGAACGACCAGCAAGGAAGCTGCAACTACAATTCAAGGCAGTACAGCGTCGATGAAGAGCGCTTGGGAAAATCTGCTGACGGGTATTGCAGACCCGGAGCAAGACTTTCAAACCTTGGTGGACAACCTTGTTGACAGCGTTATTACTGCCGGAAACAACATTATACCGCGCATCAAAGAAATTGTGCCTACTTTGATTGATGGTTTGAGCGAACTGGTCACACAGCTTGCGCCTTATGTGAGCAGCGTGATTATGGAGCTTGAACCGACTATTGAAGAGGGCTTGCAGGCACTTTTCGGCGGGTTAAGCGGTGTAACAAGCGAATTGCAGCCCATTGTTGCTGATGTGTTTTCTTTTTTTGGCGATGCAATTATTTCCGGGCTGACAAGCGCGATTGAAAACTCTGACTTTTCGTTTCTGCTTGTCATTTTTGACAATGTTAAAACAGCAGCTGAAGAAGTCGTGCCTGTAATTGAAGAAATCGCACCAGCGCTTGTGACAGTTGGTGCAGCTGTAAAAGGCTGGCAAATCGGGACGAAAATCCAAAAGATGGTAACGGCCTTTGACGAAGCCAAGGTTGCTGTTTCTTTGTTCAGCATGGGGCTTTCTGACACGGAAATTGCACAGGGTGCGCTCAATGGCACATTAAAGGCATCCGAGGTTCTTGCCGGATTGCTTACAGGGAAGATTTCTCTTATGACGTTGGCACAGGCGGCAGCGGCAAAAGCGCAAGCCGCTTTTAATGCGGTTTTGGCAGCAAACCCAATTACACTGGTTGTGGTTGCAATTGGCGCACTGGTTGGCGTTTTGGCTGTGCTGTATGCGAAGAACGAAGATTTCAGAAACGGCGTTAATGCAGCATGGGATGCGATTTCTGCCAAGATTCAGGAAGTCGTGGCATTTGTACAGCCTTATGTTGAAGCGGCTATGCAGGTTATTGGGCAGGTCGTTACACAGGTCATTACAGATTTGACCCCAGTTATACAAAGCATCGGTGAAGCGTTTTCCTCTGCGTGGGACTTGGCAAAAACCGTGTGGAGCTGGGCAAGCGCATTCTTCAGCGCTATTGTGCAAGCTATCATCACAATTTTTAGCCCGTTTACCCCTCTGATAGGTGGCATCTTTGGTGCGGCTTTTGCAGCCGTAAAAACCGTTTGGGGCGTTGCGACAAGTTTCTTTCAGACAATTTTTGATGTCATTACAGGTATTTTCTCTGTAATTGACGGAGTTCTTACGGGCGATTTCAGCAAGGCTTGGGAAGGTATTAAAGAAATTTTCGGCAGCGTTTTTTCGTTCTTCACGGGAGTCGGCAATAAGGCTGTCGAGGGAATAAAGAGCGGCATTTCGGCTGTTTGGGATGGCCTTGTCAGCTTCGTGCAGGGCTTGTGGGATGGCATCAAGAGTATTTTTGTCATCAATGCAAGTGATGTGAAAAACAACACGGGGTCTGACGGTAGCCACGCAGGCGGCATGGATTATGTCCCCTATAACAACTATGTTGCAAATCTGCATCGCGGCGAGATGGTGCTGACTGCCGATGAAGCGGACGAATACCGTAAAGGCACGGCAAAAACAGCAGGCGGCATGACGATCAACATCGATATTAACGGTATTCAGTTTTCCGATGTGAATTCTATGGCACATGCGCTGGCGAATCAGATTTCGTATGAGCTTCAGGCGCAAAGCAACAGAAAGGCGGCTGTATATGCTTAATGGATTTTGGTTGGACGGCATTTGTAGCCTTGATGTTGGGATTCGGTTGCAAAGTGGAATTACTTTCGGCCAACCGACACCCAGGGTTACATCCACGACCATTTCTGGCCGCAGTGGCAATTTGACTGAATGGGATGGAAGCTATGGTAATGTTAGTGCAACTGCGAAATGCTTTGCGCTGACGGACACTGATGTAAGCGACACTTTACCAACGATTTCAGCGTTTTTGCGTGGAACTACTTTAGGCTATCGCAGGCTTGAAACAGAGGAAGAGCCAAATGTGTACAGAATGGCGCGGGTTGTTAATTTCCCGGAAACTGATATCCGGGCAAACCACCTTGCGCCATTTACCATTTCGTTGGATTGCAAACCACAGAAATACTTAAAAGACGGCGAAAATGCTGTTGAAGTCAAAAGCGGTGATTCTCTGTACAATCCAACTGTATTCCCTTCCCTTCCGCTTATCGCACTAACCGTTACTGGCGATGCCAAATTACAAGTTGGGGGCACACAAATAAGTGTTACAGGTTACACCGGGCCGATGTATCTAGACTGCGAAATGATGGACGCTTATAAAGAAGCGATAAACTTAAATAAATATGTAACTGCGCCTGAATTTCCCACTCTGGGGGCAGGAGCTACACAAATTAGTTGGAGCGGCGGCATTAGCAAGTGCGAAATCACACCTAGATGGTGGACGTTGTAGGAGGTGTAAATCATTAGCTATCCGAGATATTATGACGGCACGACGGGGCTTAAGGGCAACGGCGTGGGGGTGCTGCGGGATGCTGTGCGCTGCACCGTGACCGAGGAGCGCAACGGCGCGTTTGAATTGGAAATGGTCTATCCCATCACCGGGCAGCATTACAGCAGCCTGGCGCTGCGCGGGCTGATTCTGGCAAAGCCGAACCCCTACGGCGAGGCGCAGTATTTCAGAATTTATAAAATCAGCCGCCCCATCAATGGACAAGTGACGGTCAACGCGCAGCACATCAGCTACGATTTGAGCGGCATCCCGGTGGGACCGTGCAAGGCGTTGAACGCAGTCGACGCCTTGCAGCAGCTCAAAAGCCATGCGGCGGTGAGCTGTGATTACACATTCTGGACAGACATCCAGACCGTGGCAGACTTTGCCGTGGCCGTGCCCGGCAGTCTGCGCAGTCTGCTGGGCGGCGTGGAGGGCAGCGTGCTGGATGTGTACGGCGGCGAATACGAGTGGGATAATACCACCGTCAAGCTGCACAGCCAGCGCGGCACAGACCGCGGCGTGACGATCCGCTACGGAAAGAACCTGACCGATCTGACCCAGGAAGAAAGCTGCGCCGAGGTCTACACCGGCGTCTATCCCTACTGGGTTGACAACGACGGAAACGTGACCCAGATCACCGGCAACCCGGTGGTCAACGTGCCGGACGGCCAGTATGACTTTGTACGTGTGCTCACGCTTGACGTAAGCCAGGATATAAAAGAGCAGCCCACCGCCGCCCAGCTGCGGCAGGCCGCGTTGGATTATATCGCCGCCAACAAGGTGGGCGTGCCGAAGGTGAGCCTGACATTGAGTTTTGCCCAGCTGGAACAGACCGCCGAATATGCCGACATGGCCCTGCTGGAGCGGGTGTGCCTGTGCGATACCGTTCATGTGCAGTTTGCGAAGCTGGGCGTGAGCGCGGACGCTCGGTGCATTAAAACGGTTTATGACGTGCTCCTGGAGCGTTACGACAGCGTGGAGCTGGGGGACGCCCGCAGCAGCTTGGCCAACACTGTGGCCGACATGGGCAAGACCGTACAGAGCACCGTGAACAAGACGCGCAGTGACCTGGAACGGGCTATTGACCGCGCCACACAGCTTATCACCGGCAATCTGGGCGGCTATGTGGTGTTGCACAGCTCCACCGGCGCGGACGAGCCGGACGAAATCCTTGTAATGGACAAGCCGGAAATTGAAAAGGCTACCAAGGTCTGGCGGTGGAATCTGGCCGGTTGGGGTTACAGCAGCAGCGGCTACGGCGGGCCGTACCGCCTGGCCGCCACGATGGACGGTGCAATCAACGCCGATTTCATCACAACCGGGACTATGAGTGCGAATCTTATCCGGGGCGGCGTGCTGCAGTCCACTAACGGAAAGTTTGTGTCCAACCTGGACACGGGAGTCACGACTTTTAACGGCGGACTTGTTGTGAATAGTGACAACTTTAAGATCGGCTCGGACGGGTCTGTGGACATCACCGGCAAATTCACTTCGACGGTGTCGGAGAGCAAGTGCGTCATCGACGACGCCAAAATTGAAATGTACCGCAAGACTAACGACGGAAACTGGCACATGGGCGCGTTCATGTCTACGTGGGGCAGCAACAACGCCGTGGGCCGACTTGTGCTGTACGGCCCGGCGGCCGGCAACCCCAACAATATGATCGCTAACGTCACAATGGCGGGCCAGTATGAGGGCGGCGCTATCGCGATAAGCGACGCAGGCGGCAACGTGAAGGTGCAGCTGGGCGTGGACGGCGCGGGCAACGGCTATGTGCTTGTCAACGGCAGAATGATACAGTGAGGTGTTTTTAAATGGCGGCAGCCAATTACAGCCCACCCGCAGAAGCACTTATCAAGGCGACGCGGGCGGATTTTGACCGGCGGGACGTTGTGCAACCGGTGCATCTGGTACAGTACGACGATACGCTCCCGGTGCTGGCCGTGGCCCTGTACAAGGGCGGGCAGCCCTGGACACTGCCCACCGGCGCGGATGTCAACCTGAGGATGGATAAAAAAGACGGGCACTATGTCTACAACCCAGCGCTGGGCGTGAGCAGTGACCGCAGCACAGTTTATATGGCCGTGACGGCCCAGATGACGACCAGCTACGGCACATTCGCCCCAGTGGTAGAGGTGCTGGCAGGCGGTGGTGTGGCCGGTATGGCTGCTCTGCGGCTGGACATCGACAGGAACCCGGTGCAGGATGGGATGCTTGAAAGCTTGGATGAATACAAGACCGTGCAGGTGCTGGCCGCTGAGGTGGCCGCCAACGCAAAAATCGTGCGGGATAACGAGGCGGGCATCCAGGATGTGCACGATAACATCGAGGCCATCAAGGCGGCCCCTGCCAACGCCAAGGCCGCTGCGGCCAGTGCAAAAGAGGCCCGCAGCTGGGCCGTGGGCGATACGGCATCCCGACCCGGCGAGGGAATGAACAACGCCAAATACTACGCCGCGCTGGCCCAGCAGGTCAGCCAGGGCGCGGTTGGGTGGTACCCAAATTACGAGGCGCTGTACGCGGCCCACAATACCGGCTATGACGGAAACTGGGCCATTGTGGGCGAAACTGATACAATCTGGGTGTGGGACAGCGATACCGGGGTTTGGAAGGACACTGGCCAAAGCAGTAAGTTTGCGAATTACTACGACAAGACCCAAATTGACGCAAAACTGCCCAAGCCGGTGACGGTTACGGTGACAGCCAGCGCCTGGACTTCCGGCGATTACACAGTGCCCTGGGACGACGGCGGCACGAGCAGCTACACCACCTGCGCCACTGTCACGGTGGCCGGGGTGACGGCAGACAGCCGGGTTATCGTATCCGACCTCACGAGGGTGACGGATGCGGTGCGGATGGTAGCCGCGCTGGAACCCGGAGCCGGGGTGGTTAAGTTTTATGCGAACAGCGCGCCGACGAGTGCGGCAGTGTTTGTTTTGGAGGTGAGCCAATGAGTGGAGCACATAACCCCTTGAACGTCTGCCCGTACTGGGTGGGCGACATAATCACAACGATGAGCGAAATTCAACCGGCACAGCGCTGGCCTGGGACAAGCTGGGAACGGATCACGGACTGCTTTTTGCGGGCGGCAGACAGAACGCACCCGGCGGGCAGTACTGGCGGTGCGTGGGAAGTGACGCAAACGGTGGAACAGTTGCCAAGTCACACTCACGCTTATGCCTCATACCAGCAGGGTTACCCGTCAAGTTACAGTGAAGCGGGTGCATATATAACCCCGATTGGACGAGTCCCATACAACCCAAGAGTACAGGAGGGAACAGAAAGTTCACAAACTGGCGGCAACAAGCCTATGCCCATCGTGAACAAGTACACGGCCTGTTATATGTGGAAGCGCACCGGCTGACCCCGAAGGGGGTGGCGGTAGCGGGAGGTGTTACCTGATGATGCAATTTTATGTGTGTCACATGACACTTGAAGATGTGCCGGAAAAGTGGCGCGATGCGGTTAAAGCCAGATTGGAGGGCGTGTAATGGCATTGCATGAAGTACAGCTGAAAGGATACAGTGTTAGACCCGGCAACTTATCGCTTGGCACTTTTGGCAGTTACGGTATCGAGCAGCTGCATGTGACCCTTGACGATACGTGGAGCGGGCTTGCTGTAACGGCAACGTTTAACCCGCCGAAGGGCGAACCCCGTGAAATCCGTTTGCCGGAAAACGGACTGATTGATGTGCCTGCCGAAGCAACCGCCAATGAGGGTACGGGCACTATCGTGTATTGCGGCGTTGCCAATGGTGTGCAGCGCATCACAAAAACGCAGGGATACAACGTGATTACACGCGGCCCCGTTGGTGGAACTGAGCCGTTTAAACCCAGTGAATCACTTGCCACGCAGGTTTTGCAGGCTGCACTTAACGCAGAAAAGAACAGCGCGGAAGCAAAGAGCGTGGCCGATAACTTGCGAAATGATGCGGCTAACGGCAAATTTAACGGCAAGGATGGAGCCAAAGGCGACAAAGGAGACAAGGGCGATACTGGCCCGCGAGGCCCCGTAGGCCCGCAGGGGCCGCAAGGAGAAAAGGGAGTTCAAGGCCCTACCGGGGCAACGGGTGCAACTGGTCCGCGAGGCCCACAGGGCGAGAAGGGCGACACCGGAAAGCGCGGCCCCCAAGGTGAGCAGGGCGTTCAGGGTGTACAAGGCGAGAAGGGCGATACCGGCGCGCAGGGGCCTGTTGGCGAAACTGGCCCGGTTGGCCCCAAGGGTGATACTGGCCCGCAGGGTGAGCGCGGTGAGCAGGGGCCGCAGGGAGAGGTTGGCCCGGAGGGGCCTGCTGGAAAGGACGGCGTACAGATTGATGATACGGCGGTGAGCGAGGACGCGCCGTGGAGCAGCAAGCACATCATTGATATGCTTTGCCCGCCGCTGGAAGAAAGCGGCAACCCTGTTGTGTGCTACCCTGTGGCGGGATATCCGCTGGGCGTGAAAGCGAAGTGGGAACCCGTGCAGGAGGGAAGCGGCGACCCCAGCCCTGACAATATCAGGCCTATTACCGGGCGGAACGCGGTGAGCGTGGCACGGAGCGGGAAGAACCAGGTGAATATTCCGGATTTTACACTCAGTGTGGACACAAACAATCGCACAAAACGTGTAAACGTCAACATACCCGCAGGAACGTACACATTGTCTCTTATCCATACAAAAAATACCTCTGGTTTTATCGTACAATTACATACAATACATACAAAAAACGATAAACTTATATTTAGTACGTTTCCGAATACATTTACCTTGGAAAATGATGCAACATATATGTACTTTTACATCAAAAATGAAGAGGGGAATCTAGATAATATCAGCAATATCCAACTAGAACTAGGCTCCACCGCCACGCCATACGAACCCTACACCGGCTCCACGACCAGCATCTCCCTGTCGGAAACGGTGTACGGCGGTGAGGTGGACGCGGTGACAGGTGAGGGGCAGGAGACGTGGAAATCTGTATCGCTGGATGGTACGGAAAACTGGAGAACGTGGGGCGTTAACAAGAACAACACAAATGTCACAGGCTTTTTTACCTATGATATTAATGACTATTCCAATGATGCTAGTGATATCAATAAAATTCTGTGCAGCACCATGTCGAATGAAGAAAAAGATATATGGGGTGGAAAGAACATGGGAGTTGGCCTTGCCGGTTCTGGGAGTTCTAAATATCTAATTTACTGCGTAACGACAAATACGTTGCCTGATACGACGGATGACAAAAAAGCCATAGCATCGTTTAAGACTTTCCTTGCCAACTTGTACGCCGCGGGGACACCCGTACAAGTGGCCTACAAGCTGGCAACTCAAACGCCCTTCACTGCGACAGGCGCACAGCCGTTGCCAGCGCTTGCAGGAGCGAACACCGTACTGACTGACGCCGACAGCGCGACTGTGACGGGACGCGCAGACCCCATTAAGCGCATTACCGATTTGGAAGATGCGGTGGCATCGCAAACCTGAAAGGAGTAATAAAATGGCTATCAAGAGTAAAGCACGGCACGATTTAACATTGCGCAGCATCAAGCGGGAAATTGCAGCAGGACGCGATGTTGCGTTTTGGCTTGATAAGGCGTACACGCACCTTGACAATGGGCTGCTGACCGAAGATGACATTGCCGAGGTGGAGACGCTTGCGCAGGCGTATTATGATGCGGTGGATGCGAGAGAGAGCGCAGACAAGGTTACGGAGACGCCGGATGTGCCGGAGGTTGACGGCGCTGAAAATACCACCGACGAATGATAGGAAGTGATACCATGATTTTTAGCGGAAGAAATCTCGTGAAGTACCCGTACAGCTGCTACGGTTACACGCGCGGCGGCGGCAAGACCTGGCACGGCGGCATTGATGTTTGCGGTATGGATGACGACAAAATCCGCATGCCCGGCTACAACGGCAAGAGCATTGCAGGAACCGTCGTTACAGCCCGCATCGTGACGAACAAGAGCAACAAGACATGGGAATGGGGCTATTATATCTGCGTGAAGCTGGACTCAAACCAGACCCCGGATGCAGTGAATTACCTGTATTTTTGCCACTGCTCCAAGTTGCTTGCAAGCGTAGGGCAGAAAGTAAAGACCGGCGATGTGCTGGCGGTTGTCGGACAGACTGGCAACGCAGCAGGCACATGGACGCACTGCCACTTTGAAGTGCGAGCCACTGCCACGAGCAAGGGTCTTGACCCGACTGCGTATGCAGGCATACCCAACAAGGCGGGCACATACGGTGGCCAGCCTGTGCAGCCCAGCGGCGAGGAAGTTCTGATTGATGTGTCTCACCATCAGGGCGCTATTGACTGGGCAAAGGTTCCCTACCGTGCCATTGTTCGCATCGGGTATCGCGGATACGGCAGCGGAAAGCTGATGAAGGACGAGCAGTACGATGCTAACCTTGCCGGGGCGAAATCAAGCGGAAAGCTGTTCGGCTTTTATTTCTTCTCGCAGGCGGTCACAGTGGACGAAGCCCGCGAGGAAGCTGATTTCTGCGCAAGCCTTGCCCCGACAGGCTATCCCTTGTTCTTCGACAGCGAATGGGGACACACAACCAAGACCGGCGTTCACGATGGCCGCGCCGACAACCTGACGAAAGACCAGCGCACGGCAATTGCAATGGCATTTTGCGAAAAGGCCAAAGCGCACGGATTCACGGCAGGCATTTACACCTTTACGGCGTTCGCAAGCGCAAACATCGACTACACCTATTTGTGTGAAGATTACATCGGATGGCTTGCCGACACGCGCACGAACTACGACACGAGCCTGCCACGATACATTCACCAGTATAGCCAGACCGCAGAGGGCGGCGTGCCGGGCATCACTGGCGTGGTTGATTTGAATCATCTGGTAAAGGCTCTGCCAGCGGTGGACAAGCCCGCAAGCAAGTTACAAGTGATTACCATCGGGCCGGTGACGCAGGGCGATGCAGACGCAATCTACTTGCTGTGCAAGGAACGCGGCCTGACGGATGCCGGGCTGTACAAATCTGAATGGGCGGAGGTATGATGCCGATGCAGCATGTATTCTCGTTTACGCTTGCGGAGGCCTGGGCGTTTTTAATTTACGCGGCGGGCGCTGCCGCCGGACTGTATGCCGGGGGCGTGGCCATCAGCAAAGTCATCACCGCCGTAAAAAAGCCGAAGACCGACCAGGACAAACGCATTACCAAGCTTGAAGAGCGGGTGAACGCCATGGAGGGATTCTTGAAAAACGACAAACAGCGGCTTGACCGCATGGACGAGGGGCAGCGTGTGACCATGCAGGCGCTGCTTGCCCTGCTTGACCACAATCTGGATGGAAACAACATTGACCAGATGCAGAAAGCAAAGAAAGATTTGCAAAAGCATCTGATCGGGTGAAAGAAGGTGCATATCAATGGGCGATTTTTTGAAAAATCTTGCAGCGCTTATCAAGGTAAAAACCATTGTAACGCTTGTGGTGGTTGCGGTGTTTGCTACAATGGCCTTGCGAGGGGCACTGCAGGCTGACACGGTCATGACCATTGTGACAATGGTCGTGGCCTTTTATTTTGGCACACAGACCGAAAGCAAGAACAAGAAGGATGAGTAATCATGCCAAAGTTTGATTTTGTCGGTGGTTTGCTGACCGATGAAGAAACAGATGTTTTGCAGCTTCGGCGGCGCGGCTGGCGCAATGCTGATATTGCGGCAGAACTGAATTGCAGCGAGCGCACGGTAAAACGGCGCGTACACAGCATCAAAAACAAAATAGGCTGATTTAAAAGGCGCGGCTGCTTTTGTGGCCGCGCCTTTTTTATTTTGTCCCAAAGACGGCACAATGTTGGCACTTTACTGGCCTACGTTGTGCCGTCTTTTTTTGTACAATTTATATAAAAGGAGCGGTTCGGATGGCATACAAGCAAATCAACCTAAACCCGGAACAAAAGCGCGTTGGAGATTGTACAGTCAGAGCCATTGCAGCCGCAACGCATCAAGAGTGGGCGACTGTATATGCGGCGCTTGTGCTGGCAGGATTTGAACTTCATGATATGCCGTCTGCAAACTATGTCTGGGGCAGTTATCTGCGGCGATGTGGGTGGAAGCGCTACACGTTGCCAAATAGCTGCCCGGATTGTTACACAGTGGCGCAGTTTGCAAAAGACCACTCGGACGGCACGTATATTTTGGCAATGGCTACGCATGTTGTGTGCGTGCAAAATGGCGATTGGCTGGATACATGGGACAGCGGCGATGAAGTGCCGCTGTACTACTGGCAGAAAGGATGATTGACTATGGCGTTTGGCGTACCGTATCAGCCCGGCTATATGCCGAACTATTATCCAATGGGGCAGCAGATGCCGTCGGCCATGCCCGATCAGCTTACACAGCTCCGGCAAGCGGCATATCCGCAACAGCAACCGGCACAGCAAAGCTCGCCTATTATCTGGGTGCAGGGTGAAGAAGGAGCCAAAGCGTATATGGTGGCGGCAGGGAACAGCGTACTGCTGATGGACAGCGAAAACAGTACATTTTACATTAAGTCCACCGATGCCAGCGGTATGCCGCAGCCATTGCGCGTTTTTGACTACTCGGAACGCACGGCAAGCCAGAAACAGCCCGCACAGACAGCGCAAAAATCGAAAGAGGAATATGTCACACGGCAAGAGTTCAACGCGCTGACAGCCCGCTTTGACGCGCTGGCGGCAGATAAACCTTTGACGCGCAAGAAAAAGGAGGCAGACAATGAGCAACCATCTGTTTAACGCTCTTGGCGGCGGCAAAATGCCGGGCGCAATGGGACAATTCCAGCAAATGATGCAGCAGTTTCAGCAGTTCCGCAATAACTTTCAGGGCGACCCCAAACAAGAGGTGGAAAAGCTGCTGCAATCCGGCAAGATGAGCCAGCAGCAGCTAAACCAGCTGCAAGCGATGGCGCAGCAGTTTCAGAGCTTTTTAAAATAGGTTCAACCCGTGCGCACGGTGAACAATACATTCAACTTTTGAAAGGAGTTAAACATGAGTCTTTCTTCGGACGGCACTGTTATGACAATGCCTGTGCAGCCCGCTAATACGGGCAATGGTAACGGCTGGGGCTTTGGCGGCGACGGTGCGTGGTGGATTATTATTCTCTTCCTATTCGTTTTCTGCGGCTGGGGCGGTAACTGGGGCAATAACGGATTTGGCGGCGGTAATGGTGCTGGCGTTATGGATGGATACATCCTTACAAGCGACTTTGCCAACATCGAACGCAAGATTGACAACGTAAACAACGGCCTGTGCGATGGTTTCTATGCACAGGCGCAGCTTGTAAACGGCGTGCAGAACGCTATGCAGCAGGGCTTTATGAGCGCCGAAATCAGCCGCGCCAATCAGCAGGCGGCATTTATGCAGCAGCTCAACGCCATGCAGATGCAGCAGGCTAATTGCTGCTGCGAGACCCGCGAGGCCATCCAGGGCGTAAACTACAACCTTGCTACGCAGGCTTGCGACACGCGCCAGACCATTCAGAACGGCACTCGGGACATCATCGAAAACCAGAACGCGAACGCCCGCGCTGTGCTTGACGCACTGACGGCGCAGCGCATTGAGGCTAAAGATGCCAAGATTGCCGAGCAGAACCAGCAGCTTTTTGCCGCACAGCTTGCCGCAAGTCAGGCTGCGCAGAATGAAACGCTGAAAGCCTATATGAGCGGGCAGCTTGCTTACTACAACCCCCGCCCTGTTCCGGCTTTCCCCGTTCCTGCTCCGTATCAGTATGGGAATTGCGGCACCTGCAACGGCTGCGGATGCTAAAAATTAATACGGCAACTTGTCGGAACATCTGACATGTTCGGCCCCGTGCCGATAGTGCAAAATGTGGCGGGGCAATCGTCCCGCCACTATCTTTTTTTGAAAGGAATGATTTTATGGCTGAATTTACAAATGCCAATACCGTGAGCGTGGCAGCAGGCCAGAACGTGCCGCTTACGGAAACGGCAGTAGCGGGCAAGGGCTGTGTCGTACACAGAGAGAGCGCCGGTATTGTTACGCTGCGCGGCATTACGAACCAGTGCAAAGCTCGTTTCAAAGTGGGATTTGGTGCAAACATTGCTATCCCTACCGGCGGCACAGTGGAAGCTATTACGGCTGCGCTTGCCATCAACGGCGAACCGCTGAACAGTGCGACTGCAACCGTGACACCGGCAGCAGTAGAAAACTTCTTTAATATCTATGTGACGTCTTTTGTTGAAGTTCCGCGCGGCTGCTGCCTGACCGTTGCCGCCGAAAATACAAGCACACAAACCGTTTTGTTTGCGAACGCAAACTTTGTGGTTGAGAGAGTGAGCTGAAAGGAGTAAACCATGAGTAAAAGAGTTTTGTATGACTTGAAAGACATGCTATGCGCAGAACTGGACGAAATCGGAAAGAAGGGTGAAATGTCTGCCGGTGACTTGGAAACTGTTCACAAGCTGACTGACACTATCAAAAATATCGACAAAATTGTCATGCTGGAAGATGACGGTTACAGCCGCGATGAGGATTACAGCCGCGATGGTGATTGGAGCGCCAACATGCGCGGCAATTACGGACGCGGCAGCAGCTATGCGCGGCGAGGTCAGCACTATGTGCGCGGGCACTACAGCATGGACGATGGGCGCGATTCACTGATTTCCCGCATGGAAGATATTATGCGCGGGGCTGACAGCAAAGACAGGGAAGTCATCCAGCGCTGCATTGACACGATGCGAAACGGTTAAAGCGAGGTGTAAGGGCTATGGTTGACGTGCGAGAGATTGACGGCGCTATAGCCGAAATCGAAAACAGCGAACTCACTATGACCAGAGTTAAAAATTTGGCAGCGCTGTATGTTGTGAAAAATCAGCGTCTTGCAGATGCGTCCCATTCTCCGCAGAAAGCAGAACCGCAAGAGCCTGTTCGCTACTACGCAGCGGCAGAGCCGTCTACAAGGGCTGCTGTTGGCAGCAGTGACTTTTTACGGGCTGTGGCAAACGTAGACACCACAGCGGCGCTGAACGTGCTGGATGAGCTTATGTCGGCTTTATATGTGGCAAACCCTAAAGTTTATAATGGCGTAATGCGGAAATTGGAGCGTTTACAGGATGAGTGAATTTTTGGAGATTGTAAAAAAGGCCGATACCGGGCGAGTATGGCGTGTGCTGGATGAGTTTATGGATGCGCTGAAAGAAGTGAGACCGGATGTGTATAATGATTTGGTACACAGTTTGCAGAGAAAATAGGTGAGTGTGTACTAAAACGTGTACTTGAAAAAGAAAATGCCGTAGATTGTAACGAATCTACGGCATTTGTTTTGGTCGAGGTGACAGGACTCGAAC